CGCAGCCGAAAGGCCCGCTGGGTAGCGGTGCATGCATTCATTCTCTCCTCGTGTGTGGTAACCCGCCAGTTGGTGGCTGGCGGGGTGTGTGATAGAGTTCATTTTCAGTTAGGAGTTGCCATGACCAAAGAATTTAAGACCGCTGATGAGTTGGTAGAAATTATCAAATCTAGATTGATAGCGTTGGGTTTCGACGTTGACGTCAGGGTTGTGAAGCAGGACGATGGTTGGAGTGCGATCCCTGCGATTTCAGCGGCCTCAAGAGAGTTTCTTCACAAATTCGAAGAAGTTCGCGACCATTATCGCGGCCAATACGATCTTAAAGATTAAACATCGCTACCCATCACCTAGCCACCCTCTCCTCACGCACATTGAAACCCGGCACCTGACGCATACCGGCGCGCACAGTTTCCTCGGCCATTGCTTGCACGACAGCTTTGAAACGCTCTGGCGCACGGCCATATGCCCAATCTAAAGCGACGCCTTCGTCTACCAGATCACAATGCCATACCGAACGAAGGCCAGTGCCAGTCGTTGCCGCCTTGTCTTCGCGCTTAGCCCAACGGTCAGCCTGTTTGGCTTCCTTGACCAGTTCGTCTGCCTGCTCGCGCGCTTCCAAATTGCCAGCACTCGCCTGCATGGCTTCTTGTGCTTCACGAATGACGCGGTCAGCTTCCTCACGCGCTGCCTTAGCAGCAGATTCCTTTTCAGCGGCAACCTTATTGCGCCATGGAGTCAGCAGCCCTTGCAGCACTTCCTTGCCGAGCACGACCTTGCCCTTGCCTGACGTCTTGGTGTTGCCGATCAGCTTATTGTAGCGCGCCTGGATTTCGGCCTTCGCGTCGTCGTGTGGCTTGGCTTCGTCTTTGCGAACATCATCAGCGCGCTTGCCAGCGTCATGTAACTTGTCGTGCAGTTCAGTAACAGCGTCGGCGAGTGCCTGACTATCGATGGCTTCGCCGTCCGCGAAATTTTTAGCTTCTGCGAACAGGTCTTCGATTTCCTGCTTAATCTCTTCATATGCGGAGGTCGGCGGGTTGTTGTCGCCCATCCCTCTTACGTTGTATGGGTCGTAGTTATCCGCGTCGATATTCTTCATGTTTTCTCCTCGTGTGGTTGGCTGGTGAGGCCAGTAATACTCATTGTGGTGGGGTCGTCAGTCGGTGCAAGAGGAATCTAAAGTAAATGTAACTTTTACTTGCATGCCTTTGATGTTACGTTTGAATTGCGTATTGGCTTCCGGGTGGGGGCGCCGTGCGCAGTCGCTCTGACAGCCCTCGCTGCAGGGCGACTTTTTTGGTTGCTGCACTAACAATTTGCAACTGCAACAAACTGTCATTTCCGAATTCAGCGCTCGTACCTATTTAATGTCGGCATCCTGTTCGCAGGACGGCACCCGTATCGCGCGACCCAAGCCCCCCGCCCAAGCGTGATACGGGCCTTTTCTGAAGAAGAACCCCGGGCCATTCATGTACTCATAAGAACAAATCAAATACCACTAACCTTGTGGGATTATGTATTTATCGGTACTTGTTGCTTTACTAAATCAATACTGCTAGACGATCGTCGTCGGGGAGGACAAGACCGCCTGCGCGCGCTTCTGCGCTGCCGGGCGGTTTTCCATTTTTAGGGCCATGCATATGCTGCATAACTGGTGTGCATCATCGCCCATTGTAATCATCATACCAGCTACCTATCTTCGGGTTGTTCAGTCTCACTCCTCCTCCCAGAGGCTGAACTCGAAGCGCGGCACTCCTCCTCCCAGTCGCGCTTTCCAGATCAGCCCGTTGCACACTCCTCCTCCCAGTGCAGCGGGCTTTCTTGTTTTTGGAGCTTGCTTCAAAACGGAATCTCATCCTCCAGCAGCTCCGAAAGACCAACAGACACATTGTCGTTCGCAGGCTCAGGCACGTTGTCGTTATCTGCTGCTGCTCCTGCCCGTACATCTTTCACGTTCCAGTATTTCCCGTTCGGCACGACGCTAATTTCGTCGGTGGTGAGCAACTCGCGCTGGCGTTCGAGCCATTCCATGACCGTCTTTGGAAACGGCCGGTGGCCTCCGTGCTGCGTCCACCATCGATGCGCCTTGGTTTGGGCAAAACCCGTATGCTGCGGACAAAGCCATTCGTTGATCTGCGTATAGCCTGCTATGTAGCTGCACTTGACCGACGGCGGCTTGTCGCCCTTGCCTTCGTGAAAGTGAAACGTCCTACCAGTTACCTTGCGCCTTTCAGCTTCGGCAGTGCTGACAATCGGAACGTCGGCTGCCTGGCGGGTTAGCTTCTCATCCTCATTAGGCGGAAAGTCATAGCCGCAGCATGGGCACTTCATCAGCGAGATGTGCACCTTCTCACCGCAGCCAACCGCCCCGTTGTCGTCCGGTATGGTCGGGCAAATCTTGATTGGTGGCTCACCATTGCCAGCGCTTGGAGCTTTCGGCTCAACCATGTCGACAGGGCCATGCCGATCGACGAGTTTCGCGAAGTCGAGAACCAGGCAATTACGTTTAGGGCCTGCCGAGATAGCAGCAAGCCTCTCCTCAACCGTATCTAGTGGCGCACCTGCCTTGTAGAGCGGACGAGTGCCGCGCCCCGCCATTTGGACGTACAAACTCAAAGATAATGTCGGGCGCATAAATGCAATTAAATCAACGCCCTTATGATTGAATCCTGTTGTAAGAACTGAATTGTTCGTTACACACTGAATGCGATATGCTTTGAAGTCCTCAAGGATGCGGCGGCGTTCTTCCTTCGGTGTATCGCCTGTTACGGCCTCGCATGTAATTCCGCGCGATCTGAATACGTCTCGCACGTCCAGCGCAGCCTTTACGCCGGCACAGAAACAAAGCCAAGAGCGACGATCAGCACCCTTAGCGATGATCTCAGAAACCACGGCATCATTAAGGTCAGTGCGGTTGATTGCTTCTTCCAGAGCGCGCTGCTTGTAATCTCCGCCAAGCCTTCCCACGCCTTTAACGTCGTATTCAGTAGCCGTCGGCTTGCTCGTCAAAGGAGCAAGGAAGCCGTCACGGATGCCATCAGCAACGCCGTAGGTGTAGACGATCTGGTCAAACAGGCGGTCTGCGCCCTCATCCAAGCGACCGCTGTCGAGCCGATAAGGTGTGGCAGTCAGTCCGAGGATTTTCATATCCGGATTCACCTCGAGCAGCGCGTCAATGAACTTGCGATACATCGTGTTGCTGTTAATCGGGATCAGATGGCACTCGTCGACCATAAGGACGTCGACGTGTCCGATTTGCTGCGCCTTATTGTGAACCGTCTGAATGCCTGCAAACACAATCTGACTGCGCGCATCACGACGACCAAGGCCAGCCGAATAGATACCTGCCGGTGCGAATGGCCAGACGCCCAGCAGCTCCAAATAATTCTGTTCGATCAGTTCCGCGACGTGCGTAACGACCATCACGCGCATATCAGGCCAGCCTTCAACGAGGCGCTGGATCAGTGACGCCTTAACCAACGACTTGCCGCAGCCGGTCGCAAGATCAACAAGCGGATTACCTGCCTCCTCTTGCCAATAGTCGAATACGGCGTCTATTGCTTCTGACTGGTAGTTTCGTAAGGTTAGCATGTTGGGGGCGTTACCTTGTCTGTAAATGAAAGATTTTGGACGGCGGTGTTGTATGTCGTGACGGTGATTTACGTCGCTTTCTGTTGCCTCATCTTAGGTTGGTTGGTTGCGACAGAAGATACCGTCATTGAGGCATTAGTCGCCTTGGGAGGGGCCCACGGAACGCTATTGACCGGAGTCCCGGTACTGATCGCTGTTTTAGTAGCTAGGCAGCAACTTGAAGCCAATCGAAGGCAGCATGTGGCAAATATCAAAAGGTCGCTTAAAACAGAATTAGATAGTTTAGATAGGCTGGCAGAGATACACGATGCTCACGCTAACGCTGAAAACTCCATGTCTACAAAGATAGGACGTATAAGCAACCCAAATTACATTTACTTTCCGCCTATATCATCCAAAGAAATAAGAGATTTAACGAAACCGTTTCCTTTCGAACTGAGATCAGACGCACTCTTATTAGCTCGCTTATCTGAAGATCTAAGAAAAATTACCGATAACGGTGACTATACTTCGAATGATTTCAATACCTATAAATCCTATGTTACTTTTTCACTTGATCACCTAAATAACTCCATCAACAATGAAAAAACGCGCATCTCCCAATACTGGTCTTAACCACCTACCTCTCCTCACGCCGCCTTCCTTCCCTCACCATCCACCCAAACCTCTCCCGACTTCATTCGATAAGTGATCGTCTCGGCGTCCTCGTCGACGTCGATCTGCTCGCCATTCACCATGCCCGGCAGGTACAAGTGCGCCGGGCAGCCGTCACGCTGTTCGTCGATCGACAATGGCTTAGCCCATCGCGCGCATGAGATATGGCAATCGCCGCCGCTTTCAGGCTGAGCATGAAGGCAGGTTCGGCAGTTCACACGCGGCTGTGCGTCGTGGTGACAAACCGCTTTGTGCTTGCAGAACATGCATCCAAAGAACTCCGGGTTCTCGCTAATCCTGCTCGGCGGCATGTCCGAGAACACGATGCGTTCGCAGCGCGCTACCAATCGCAGGCAGAATTCCAGATCGTATTCGATGCGCTCTGAATAGAGACTGTCGCTGTCCTTGCACGAGACGAGATAAAGACACCGGCTTAAACCGAAGGCATACATTCCAAGCTGGCACTGTGCATAATGCAACGGCTTT